CTAGCCTTGCCGGAGGGTTCGAATCAGCTTTACAAAAGGGGGGCTAGCATATCCGATCAAACAATATTGATCCAGTGCGAACAGTACCACGGATTCCATCCCTTGCGACTGCGCTAAATCAACCTCTTTCATCCAGGATGTCCATGCATCGCTGATTCCTGTGAGATGACTCCGCTGCGTATTCGGAAATCCCTTCACGGCGCTGACGTTCATGGAATAGGTGCTTTGGTCGAGGTTGTAATTACCGGTAAACGTAAAACTTTCGGTCTTTAAACAATTCAGATTCGCCGGCGTCCAGTCGTGCGTTGGGAAATTGATTACTTGATTTAGAGAGGTGTCATTCGTGTCCGTCGGGTACAGCACCTCGAATCGGCATCCCGGAAACTGCGCCTGTAAGGCGGTTCGAATCGCAGCCGTATAGGCGCCGATCAAGGTCGGCAAGAACGCCGTTTCGTTAGGATACGCGCTCGGATCAACGTCATTCGACAGAATGACCTGCATCGGAACGCCGTAGGTGCTCTGGAATTGTTGTTGTGTATAGGCATCGTAAAAGGGCATCCCAACGTTCACGTTGCTTCCGGTCGTCGCATCCAAGACTTGTTTTTGGAAGTACCACCACTGCACTTCGCCCGATTGAAGATACGGTGTCATCCCTGCATTGCTTTGCAACGTCGCCATATCTAGATACGCCTGTTTCCAGAAAGCAAGGCTGGTTGTGGAAAAATTGGTCTGAATCGAAGGCGTGTTGAGTACCACGGGCGTGTCATCCGGATACACTTGAGCGATTCCCACCGCCTCCGAGGGATCCCCGTTCATCAGTTCCGTGCTGAAAGAGGCGACCGCATCTATGCCATATCCCTTCAACGCCGTGAAGTAAGCCGTGTGCCAGTCGCGGGCAGCCCGGTTGATTCTCGGCGTCGCCGTCAAATCGGTTCGCCAATAATCGGCAGTAGCGATCAAGGTGCGATTCAACGAATTGCTCGTATCCAGATCGTACGGCGCGCCGTCTATTCCACCGCTCAGCGTCGTCGCAGCAGATCCAAAACTATAGCCCTCGCTGCTTGGATCTAATTGAACGATGATGCCATTACCGTCCGCCCCCATAGCCCGCGCGGTAAATGTCAATTGGTCGCCGTTCGCGCTTGCCCACAACAGGTTTGTCCCGACATTGATTAGCCCGGCAAGGGCCAACGCGACAGTGGCGGGCGTATCATCCAACAGCACGAGATGCTTGATTTGGGTCGTCGCAGTCGGATCATCGGCCGAAGCAATGTCCAGAATAACCGTCGGGCTTCCGTCAAATGTTAGCGCCGTCAAGGTCGCCGTCAGCGACGCATACACCGTACCAGTCCGGACGATCTCATAAAACCACAGGGCTCCGGTGTAGTGATTCACTCTTCCTTGAAACCCTAACTGGTTAATCAGCCACGCCGTCCGCTCGGCCGGCAGCGATTGCGAATGGTATGTGTCCCAATCGGTAGCGAGCGCTAACTGCGTCTGCGATTCAAAATCCGGCAGATTTACCGACGGATAAGCTATTTCCAAAAAATCGAAATAGAAGAAGTTTCCGGCCGGACCCGCGTGCGTCAACTGAACGGTGTGCGTTCCCGCCGCATAACTTCCAAGCGGGGACCTCACCAACACATCCTCACCGCTGAGCAGCAGATTCAATGCTGTCGTGTGACCGTCTACCGAAACACTGACCGTAGCGCCTGACCCTAGTAGCCGGGTTCCCAGGTAAAGATCGTGCTCTGCCGTCTCGGTATATACAATCGTACAGCTATCGCCGACGTTATCGGTGCTGTGGATTTTGCTTCCGGAGTAATTGCCTGATGTCAAGGCCCATGTAGATCCGCTGTAACTGACGACTGTATCGGAGTCTTCGATTCGCCGGCTTCCTGGCCCAGCGACGGAGTATTGACGATTATTACCCGTGACAGTCCAGTTCGAAATGGTTACCTGGAATTCTGTCTGTTCATAGCTGCCAAGCTGCATATCGGCCGCCCAAGTCCAGCGCAGCTTCCGAACGCGATTGGTGGGAATTTGTGCTTGAGTATTCGAGTCAACTAGGTTGCCGAAATCAATCGTAATCTGATATGTTGTCGGGAACGCGCCGCCGCTAAACATCACCGCGGGCTGCGCCCAGCACTGCGCCGCATTTTGGGCAAAGCCGTACACCGTCACCCTATTGCAGTTTGCGCCGATCACTGCCGCATACTGATCGTTTAGCCTTGGCGTAAGCTGTATCGAAACGCCATCTGACTGAACCGTCGCCATGAAGTCCGGATTGCCTATAATGTCGGCATTTCCGTTCACAGCCGTGGCCACCCCCTGCGCAATATCGCTCAGAGCATCACCGGTTTGCACAACGTAGTAGTGATGGTTCTCTAGTAAAGCCAGTCCCACGCGATACCCTACGCCCGGCGACGCCGTCAGCGTCATGGCCGCGGTTGAATCCACGTAACCGCCAGCCACGGGAGTTGCATTGGCCAGCGAAAAGTTTACATGATACAGAGTTTCGACGCCCGTATCGTCTGTCGCCCAAACACGCAAATTGCTCCAGTCGACCACGGGATCTAGATTCGATTCGATCGGAATGCAATTCGTTCGGCTTTCCTGATAGGTTAACGTCAAACCGCTAAGGTCGCCATCCGGCAGATAGCGGAGCGCAGGATGTTCGAAGACGTTATCACGATTCCACTCGACGACGCACCAGTCAAACTGCTGCCGCCATTTCCCCGAAACCGTAAAGCCCGAGTCGCTTGCTTGCGACATCGCCGCAATTGCCGAGGGCATCAGGAAGTAACACTGAAGGTCCCTGTCAGGGCTAAGTTTTAAGAGCTGCTCTGCCATAACTTATAGGCGAATGGTCACTGCCAGGTCGCGGCCGGGACTTATCTGGCCCGAGTATCCTGAGACCACCTGCAAGGTCACGTTGATGGTGAGCGCAGCCGTATTCTGCAAGGCCGGAAGAGCAGCGCCGTCGAGTACCGTAGAAGTCGTCTGACCGGATGCAATCGACACATTGCAGTATTCCGTCCCGTTCTGCAAAATGTCTACGCTGATCGTATAGCCGGTGGCTGCCTGGTTTACCACCGCTCGAATGTCGCGTACTGCGTGCGACGCTTCGATGAGCAAAGGTGGAGAGGCATTTTGTTGCGTTGCCAGGTATCCGCTAACTTGCAGCGAGAACTGTCCCCCCGAAAGTGTCCTCAGCCCTCCATCGGGTTGTAATGTGTAGCAGGTCTGCTGAACTTGGCTGTTCCCGAAAGCATTCGTCACGAAGAACTCTGCGGCACACAGTCGAACATCGGGCAGACTGACAGTGTGTAAGTAGTTGAGCGATGCCCTATTTTCAAAGAATCCGGTCGCAAACGCCACGACTACCGCGGTGGCATCCAAATGTAATACAAGATCGCCCGTACTGTGGGCTGTTGCGGCCGAACCCAAGACAGCTCTGATAACTGTATAGGTATTCGCAACGGGGTCTGCCGACAGCACCGTCATTAACTCGGCGCCAATCTGAATGGTCTGTCCAGTGGTAGGGGACGCAATCACCACTAGCGAAACGGTCGTACTACTGATGTCAACGCTTGCAGCCAGCGAATAGGCGCTCGGCGTATTCAGTTCGTTCCACGAGAAAAGCTGAAGTGTGCCGCTTGAAACGGAGCTTGTATTCGTGAGGTCGGTGAATCCAACTTGAGACAATGCCAGCTCACCGCCTCCGGGCGCTGAAAGCGTGAACTCGGGGATCCCAGGTAGTCCTGCGTCTGACGACTGGCCGCCTAATGTCCAGCGCGTAAGTGGGCACAGATCCGGGGTGCCCTCCTGATTACTGACGTTTGCTCCACGTCCCGAAATCTGAACCACGCTACCCGTTTCATAAGCCACTTGAAATTGAGCGGGGCTCGTCGCTGAGACCGCTGCAAACCGCCAGGAGGATTCGGCAATAACAAAGGTGCTCGTCGCGTCGGGCGATATGGACCAGGCAGGCGTCACGGTTAATGTTGTCTGGTCATTCGCGGTGATCGTTCGCTCCTGGCTTCGCCCGGTTCCTTCTATAATTCGCACTACCATGCCCTTGTATGCGGAGGCAGTCGCTGCCATATCTGCCCAGCCAATGGTAGTTGAGGAAACGATTGTTGCTGGATACGGGCCCGCGTACTCGAATCTGTAGTAAAAATTCGCATGATCGAAGCTGGCGTCAGGCGGCCCAATGGGCTGCGGCGCAGCTCCGGTATCCATGTAACTTGCATTAAGAGGCTGGTTTGTCGCAATGCGATAAAGTAATTGCGGCGTTGTTCCACGATAGACGTTGAATGCAGCCGCAGTAACCGGAAAGCTAAGTCCGCTGATGACAACCGAGTTCAGGCCGCTTCCGGTCGGGACGGTCGCCGGCACGGTAAACGACAAAGCGCCTTCATTTCCGGCGCTATCAACTGCCGTAACGGCATAATATAGAGCGCTACCGCCCTGTATACTGCCGCTGCCTGACACATAGCCTGGCGAAAGACTCAGTAACGGCAAATTCGGCGAATTAGCCGCGGGTGCGGTCGGCTGTGAAAATCCAACCGTCAGCGTGTCTGTTGCGGTGCCGTCGCTCTCGGCTTGAATCTGCTCCGTTACCGCGAAATCGAAGTATTCGAAATTTCCGTTTACGTCGCCGTGAACAAGGAGCCCGATTAAGGCCGCGGCGTCTGCACTTGTGTGCCCGGCTGCCGTCCCGCGCCTCCCAAAACCGCGGTGCTATCGCTATACCAATCGTCGTCGTGAATCTGAGCCATAATTGTAACTAGCTCATAGTTGATTGAGGGAGACAGCTTAACTACTCGAAATGGAACGCGGATAAAACCCTCTTTGAGGTACGTGAGCGCAATGATGTCTCCTGGCCGAACCTTCAGGGCCCGGAAGCTTGTCTGAAACTCTACAAACGTGTTTCCGTCGGTTGACTTATCCAACTGCCGTAAGAGCACTCTGGTCGCCTGGCTGAAGTTAGCGATTCCGAGCGCGGTTGATTGGCTGCTGATCTCATAGCCGATGAGCGCCGAGTCATCTGCATCTACCAGCGATAGGCTATCCTGCTGGTACTCGTTCGATTCGTCTTGAAACTCCACGCTCAGCCGGTTTGATGTTTCGGCAATGCTCCGCGATGTGAGGCGGACGGTCGAAGTTCCGTTCGGATTTCGTACGATTCCTGAAAACGGCCCCGATCCGTCGCTGAATTCGTAAGCAGGCCACCCGCCATTCAGCGTCTCGGTGCTGTTGCCTCCGTCAGGCAGTGCGGGCTGCTGGGCTGCAATCGTTGTTTCCGGTAGAAGCTCCAGCAATCCAGTCGTTCCATAACGCAGCATAAGGCTGGATGCCACGCGAATTCCGCGTACAATTGTGGCGGCACTCTGTCGCTTTGTCAGAATTAGATTGCACTCGTACCTTTGAACCTGAATCGGATTGCCGTTCAAATCAGTCGTGCTGATCAGAGTGCCGCAAAACGCCGCCGCCGATGCAAAAGTAGGAAGATTTAGGTCCGATCTAGACCATCCGCAGCGCTGAAGAATGTCTAGAATCACCCAAGCCGGGTTATTGGTGAAACTGGTCTGTTGAAATGTTCCGTCGGGATTATATTGGTCGATCTGAGTTCCCTGCAGCAATACCTCGACGTTAGGTAAAGTCTTCCCGCTGCAGATCCGATTCGGTACGACGATTGAGAGAACCGACATGCTCCCGTACGGATCGCCGAGTGGGTTTCCGTTCGAGTCTGTAAAATCGAGATTGAAATTGCCATTCCGTGTGCCGGTTGTAACGACGTTGTACCACCCTGTCGTCGTCATATTTTGCCCCTGGACGGCCAGTGGGATTTCTATGTCGTTGACGACCACCTTCATCACAGACTGAATCGTGCCCGTTCCGAGCAGGGCCTCCATGTGCGTCAAGTTGCCATCGTTGCGGGCGAAAATGACTAATGACTTTATCCAGCCTGTTCCATAAACGATCGGCACGGCATCGTTGTACTTCGCCGCGTCGTCGAGGATGGGAGAAAGATGCGACGTCTTCGCGCCGGCGGTTCGCACCATGATCGCCGAGGGTACGAACTCAAATCCTCCGAAGCGTTGAGTTACATTTCCAGAACTATCCGACGAGAACATTCCGTGCTGTTGGCATTGGGTTCGCGATTTATCGCACGATCTAAAGGCTTCCCCGCCGTTTAGATTCCCGACGCCTCCTGCGATATCTGCGGAGTAGCCACAGCGATAATATTGCGAGTATCTTCCGTTCGCGGCGCCAGTAGCCGCCTCTATCCGCTGCGCTTGAGTCGATGGAAAGTTCCACGGGCATGAGCGCTGAATGCGGACCTCCGGCAGAGGAATCCGCTGAAGCGACAGTTTGTTCGTAAAGCTGAGTGTCAGCGAATCTTCTGCTATTTCATCGGGATCGCCGGCGATTCCCCGAAATAGTATGGTGCTGTCCGTCGTAACCTGTAACGTCTGGAGATTGGCAAACGCGAAGTACACAGTAAGCTGTGTCCCCTTGAAGCCGATTGCGGCATTTAGCTCCGAAAGCGCAGAATCGGCGTTCGCGAGTGTCAATGAAAGTTGCGAAATGCCATCCATGGCGTCGTCAGCCGACAGTTGCAAGTCGAATAGATTATGCTTAAGAACTCTTGCTGAATATGCCTGCTGGTTGAAAGGGAGGGAATGAGTGCTCCAGTATTCTACATCTCCGGAAGGCAGAACACATTCGAAAAACAACAGCGGCGTATCGGCTTCAGCTAGCTGCTTAACCTGATTTATCGTACTCATTCTTTATTCCTTAGAGCGCAGTTTCAATACTGAAAGCTGTCGAAGACAAATTTGGGGCGTCGGCGGTAAATGCGAGTTGATCCGTTCCCCAATGAGCACTTGCATAGACTCCACCCACCTGAGCAGTGGGGCGATAGCGCGAAGGTACTAATTGGGCCTCGAGCTGCGGACCGTACAGTTGCACCTGCTGCCCAGGAGCCAGGCTGATCCCGATCGTGAAGCCGACACCGGAATCGCTCAGAGCGCCCGTAGAGACAACCCGCGTCCAATTCGGTCCGATCGAAACACTAGTCTGCTCCTGCCCAATGGAACCTTGGCGAATCATCGTGATCGCTGAGGTATTTGTACTCGTCGCGAAGATAGAAAAACAATATTGATAGCCGGAAGGCACTCGCAAGCTCTGCGTAATCTCCTGGTTTGCCTGGCCGGTGTTGCTAACAGTAAATGCACCCGTACCCCCGGTGGGATCTGTAGCTCCACTAACAACGTGAAGTAAGCTCTCCCTTTGCCAGGCCGAAGCAGTCATGTCCGAGCTAGATACGAGCATGTTGTCCGTCGGATCTATGAACGTGAAAGCATGAAAGGGCCCTAAGCAGGCGGTGAAATGCGCTTGCAACGCCTGCACGTCTACATCTGACAGCTCCGTATATGCCAATTGCCAGAGCAGTTGCGCGCCATTCGGATCGGAGTACAGGATCATGCTTCCGTCAGGCAGAACATTCTTGACAGTCCGGGCCAGTCGAACCTTGCGTATCGGATATTGCGCAAGTGCCCCGCTTGTGAGCTGTGGAAAAAACAGGTTAGCCATTTGTTTCTATCACCCAGAAGGAGGTAGAACTAACATCGACACCAACATATTCAGTAACGAAGCCCGGCGCAGCCAGTCGGCAATTCGGAACTGTCGTGCCGCTGAACGGATCCGGGAAATTGAATGGCGAGTAATCTCCGCTTTGAGCTATAAAGAACGCCTCGAGGGCCTGAATCTCGTCTTCATTCAACAGGTCCAGGCGAATCTGCCACTGGCGAAAGGCTCTCGGTTGAACTAAATAGCGTTGATCGGATGAGTCGAGAAACCGAATCACCTGAGCGCCTTGACCGCTGGAGAGTAGCGCCGGATATTGTGTCACCGAGCCAGAGCTCAGAACTGGAAAGGTCGCCATTTAAATCTCCGCGATTACATCGTTAAGAGAACTTGAGTTCAATAGCGCAGTTTTAACCGCCTGTGCGATCTGCGTGCTCTGATACTGAAACGACTGCCCGCTGGACGTGGAACGGCTCGTTCGCGGCGTTGGGCTGCTGATATACGTGGACCCATGCGAGCTCGACCCGCTTGTCTGCTCTGTCATGCTGCCCTGGTAGGTCGAACTGCCAGTCGAGCTCACATAGATGGTTTGCGTTTGAGAGCTCGGAAGCTGAAACTCCACCAGCGGAGGAGGCGTGCTCGTGCTGCCACCGCCGAAGAGACTCGCTATCCCGGAAATCAAGCCGCCCAAGCCGGCAATGCTGCTCAACCCGCCGCTGAAGGCGCTCGCAATTCCTCCGGACGCGGTTTTCGTTAGCAAATTAGCCCACTCGCTACCGGATTGCGAGGTGCTGGGCCGGTTGTTGGAAGGCGATCCAAAGTTAATGCCGGTTGCCGCCGTTTTCGCACCCATCGCCGATGTCTTGGTGTCCCCGGAGCTTGGCGGCTTAATGGTCTTTTCCGTATTGCTTTGTGCTTGAGTGATGACGCTAGTAGGTCCTAATAGCTTGTTGACGCTCTGGCCGTCTATCTTCTGGCCGGATAGTTGATTTAAAAGGCTCGACAAGTTGTTTTTACGATTCGCCACGCTGTTTCTCCATTTGCCACGCTCGCTCCAGCATCATTAACGCGTCAGCAGCTTTGGCATCCGCGTCCCACAGACTGCCGCCCCCACTTTCTTTCCACCATCGAAATCGATCCAGGAAGGACAGGCTCTGCGCAGTAATTACTGATTTTGGGCAGTGTGTTGAATAAACTCCCCCTCGGGTCCATACTGCTCTCGCCCTGCCCGGGCTCTCAATCTTGATCCAGGCGCAATTTCTCGCCTTCACCAAGCCGCTTGAACGGCACGTATCGCATCTCCACGCGGCCGGTGAGGAAAATTGAAAGTGGAATGCGATTAGAAGTTTTTTCTTTCTTCGTCCGAAAGCTCTAATTCCGCTCGAATCGTCTCAATTACTTCGTCACTTAGACGCTCCGGCCCGTGTGCGATCAGCATCGTGGGTGTTGCCTTCTGCCCGTCGATTCGCAATCCTTCTAACTCGGCAACCCCCCATTCGATGTACAGCCTTCGGACCAGAAGGTCGGCCAGCGACGCCTCTAACTGTTCGCTCGGTTCCCCCGCTTTCAAGAATTCGTAGCGTAAGGCCAACTCTCGGACATTACTCGTTAACTCCAGCCGTTGTCCCAGCGAGATGCGTTTGGTCGCAAACCGCACCCCAGGCACCGCTCGGCTCTCGTGCCACGCGAGGCTTGAGTAGCTCGGAACCCTACGCAAACGCGATATAAATTTCATTTTCTGAGGTCCCTTGAGCAAGATTGTTTTTGAATGCCCACCGCAGTCTTGTCTCCGAGTCGTCGTAATTCGGAATCTCCGGTGTAACGGTCTCCATGAAAACCCCCATCAGTTTCCCTTGCTGCTGCCCAAGCTGTAACATCGCTGATACTGGGGCTCGTTGCTTTGCGGCGGCGTAGAGTGCTGTCGTCTGCGCATCGTCCTGCGCAAACAAAGTAAATGTGGAGGCAACCTGGCGCATCCCCGGCGCAATCGCTCTCGGGTAAGACGAGCCAAATTCCTGGTTTCGTACCTCGATATTGTTGTTAACCTCTATGCTGGCTCCCGTGAGAGTGAAGAACTGGTTCGGCGCGCTGCCGAGCCACGCCTCTCCGAGGTGCCCCGGAACTATCGAATAATCGAATGTTGTCAGGGTGGGTTCTGCGGGGAAAGTGCTCAGCCCGGCGGCGCCCCCTATGAAGCTGCTGGAATCTAAGAGATCGCATGCCGGCCCGCGAAAGACGAATTCGTGAAAATCTCCATCGACTGACAGTGCAAAAGTGTCCACGGCCGCGCCCGTGATCACCCGGCTAACCGCTGTCACTGGATCCCAATAGTCGTACAACGTCAAACTCGGAAGCGATATCGCCAATGGGTAGGTTATGCAAGGGGAAAGTGCAGCGTTCGCAGCGGGCGTGTTCGTAAACGGCGCGTTCACAGTAAATGTGGAAGCATCGATTACGCTCGTGACAAACCGGATTTCCCCGCTGTAAGATACTCCCGATCCAAAAGAAAGCCCGTGGGCTATCGTCGTTTGGATTTGCGTATTGTTCTGCAATGAAGCTACTGACAGCCCACTGCTTAGATTGGGCTGCGCCCCTAACGCAGCTTGAAAAAGCGGTCCATAGGATGGCTCCGAGGACCCGCTCCATGACGTCAGGTATGTCCGCGCTTCGAATGCAGTTTGCCGGCGTGCTGTCGTTGGATTTCCCAAAAACGTTCGGGTTCCCGTCTTATCTAGCCGCCTCCCCGACGCCAATAACTGCTGAGCCTGAAGCCGCACAGCCGGGAACCGATTTGAAGAGCTGATCGATGCAGCTTGGCCATAGATCGTCTCTGCTGCCACATAGAAGCGGTTCGCATTCGAAGCAATGTAATTTCCCATCGGTACGTCTCCTAATTACGGCTCACATTCAAAACGCACGTCACTGTCGCTAACTCCACGTAGCCGAGCCCGCCAACCTTCGGCGCTTGAAGCTGTACATCGTATTCACCGGAAAAGAAAAATCCATCTCCCCAATCCCCGATGTTTTGCCGCAGAATGTCGGTCATGGCTTCTACGTAATAATGGATCCATTGGTCCGTTTGGCTAACTAAGTCGCCGCTGGCCCAGACCTCGGCTATCACTGACACCGTTCCCGATAGAGATCGGAACTTTTCTATCTGTGTATTCTTAACGTTCGCTGCGTACAGGCAAATTCGAGGATATGTGAGTTGAAGGTCCTTATCCCCCATCGCCGGCACTGTTGAGCTCAGCACTATCTGGGCTGCTGTGATGAGCGGCACGCTGATATTCGCGGAGCTCGAAACCGTGCTGATCTGCTGCTGCAATGCGTTGCCCGTTGTTAACAGATCGGACACCTTCTGCGCAGCATCAATTGTCAACGGAAGCATAATTATCCTCGTTGGATCTGTCTTGACAGGGGAATGTAATGGTTAGGCTGCTGTCCGTTCACCGCTTGCGGCCCTGCGATCAAACCTGTAACGGGTAACAACCACGTCGAGCCAATTGCGAGCGGCGCATTGTTCTGCCGGGTCACGTCCGAGTCGGTTGTGCCGGCGTATAAGTTCCATCCCGTCGCAGCCGTCGGCGCCCCGAGCGCGCCCTCGCTCATTCCGACGACAATGCTTGAGCTGCCATCGAGAATTACACCGTTGACCGGGCTGAGTGCGCCTTCGTCACCTTGGCTGTCCGTCCACGCCGTCTGAACGTATAAGGCTTGCGGACTGACCGTTCCGGTCTCAATCGCCACCAGAGGCATCGCAGGTTTGGGGAGCGGGCTGTAAACGATCCCTAGGCCGGACATGAACACCATTTCCGCTGCATCCTTCGCCGCCGTTTGGTATTCCGTCCATTTGCCCTGAAACCGTGTATTCAACTGCACGTTATACGCCTCGGCGAAAAATCGCGACAACGAGTCAAAGCACAACCAGCGCTGTAGCGTCGGAGTTACCACCACCGTCGACAACCCGATGGTCCGGCGGTTCAGCCACTGCGGGTCCGAAGCTCCCACATTTAATAGCCAAAGCATGAGGCGGTCACTGATCGCGTTAGTGGCCAACTGAATTTTCGTATCGACGTTGATGCCGTGCGATGATGCCACTTGCACCAAAGCAGTCTCGAATTGGACTAAGTCATCCAGGGTGACAATGTCTGCATCCGTGAATAGCGCCATGACGGCCTACTTTCGTGTACTCGGCGAATCGCTGTTCTTTTTTGCTGGCACGGAACTGCCAAGTTCCGGGTCGGCCAGGATCGCCACCTGTACTCGGTTTGCCAGTTGCGCCTTTTCGGCAGCCTTCCGGGCCGCCTCTTGCTGCGCGAGATAAGCCTCCTTCTGGCTCTCGTCCGCCAGCACTGCGCGCCCTTCGATGATCATCTTGGCTGCGCTGAGACGTGATACCTCAGTTACCATGCCGCCCTTCCCTCCGTCCGGCGTCTCGAGGCTCATTATCAATACGAACGGATCGGTAATCGCGCCCTCAATCTCGCGCATCTTACGAAAATATTGTTTTAAATCCACGGATGATCCCCCCAAATGAAAGCGGGAGCTCTGTGACGAGCTCCCGCGTGTCTTACTAAACTACCAACTAGCTATTCACCTGAACCGCAAAGTTATTTCTCAACACGCCGCACCCGTAGAGAACGTCCACGGTGAACTGCTGAGAGAGCGTGTTCGGTTGATAACTCATGACAACGCGGATTCCGAAATTCCCCATCTCCGCGTACTCCGCCACCGCGCCGGTACCGGGAAGCGGTTGCGGCAGCCGCCGAATCACAAGCCCGATCGCATCCTTGGTGAATGCCAGGTTGTGCGTATTCGGAGTAGCAGCACCGGTGGTCGGTACAAACTGCGACCGGAAGATAAAGAAGTCTTTCATCTTTCCGACGTTGCCGTCCACCAGCGCCCTTAGGCCGGCCTCACCCGCCGAGTAGTATTCGCTAAAGCGCGGAATCTGGCGAATTTGCGAATAGGTGTTCGAGTCCACCACCAGGTACTTCGGTGCGCTCGCCGGAACCATGGCTGAAAACAGCGCCGTTTCTGCCGCATCGATGGTCGCTTCCGTCACCGGCGTGCTAGCCACACCCACCTGTGGATTCGCCGTGAACTGGCTGTACAGGTTCAAAAGATCGTGCTCCACGCGCTCGGCAATCGCAATTACCGCAGGCTGCATGTAAGCCTTCAGCAACTCGGGGAATGCAAGCGCTTTCGTCACGTCTGGAATCTGGAAGGTGGCCTCAGCATGCGTATTGAGCACGATCTGTGCGTTCCCCAGACTCGGATTCTGCGGCGTCACCGTGCCGCCTTCCGCAATGTTGTTTGCTACCAGAACCGGAGGAATCGGCACGTTGACCGTATCGCCGGCATGCGCCAGCACGGGCTCGTAATCACGATTCACCAAGTTACCCATGATGAGGTTACCCATCAAAGCCGGCAATGCGTCAGCAGCAACAAGCTTGACGATCGCATTTGCCAGATTGGCAGATGTAATTGTTGACATAAATCTCCTAAATGAATTCACAACCCCGCAAGCAACGAGAGCCCTTGTCGCCCGCGTCCACTTGCTTCTTCATCGTGTTTGTCGTGCAGTTCTTACTTACCCGCCGCGAACTTCTCCCCATCGGGCCGTCGCGGCAGCAAGTCTCTATACCGGCCTGTCCCGGCGTTTGTCAGGCTTCGCCATTTAGGCGCCGCGTAACGCCTGATGGGCCAGTTTCGAAATCTCTCGGCGCACTCGATCTAGATCATCCTTATTCATTCCCGGTTTGATCTTGTCGATTTCCAAGCTGCCGGGTACGTCCTGTGCAGCCGTCTTACTCGCCGCCTGTATCCCGCTCCCGCCCGCAATGCGCGCTGGCAGCAGCTCCGGATTGTCCTGGACAAATCCGACCAGGTAATCCTGGAGGGACTTGCCTTCGGCGCCTTTAGCTTTTAATTGACCATCCTCCGTACGTGTGAAGTCGTCCTTCACCGCCCGGAATGCAAGGTCTAGCTTTGCCACGCCCAGCCGCTGTAGTTCGCTTCGAATTTGCGAGTTTCGGTCTGCTTCTTCCGCAATCGCGCGCGCCTTTTCGATTCTCTTCAACCAGTTGATTCAGCCGTGCTTCCAGACCTTCGCGACGCTTGCGTTCATCTTGCAGTTCGGCTTTGTAGGCCGGCTCTGCTTTCTCCTGCTCAGCACGGACGAATTCTTCAATCGCGTGCCGGACCACGTCCCGTATGTCGACAGCCGCGGCCGGTGTCTTTTCCGTTGGCGTTTGATCTGACATGAAATCTCCTTTTTTCCTAATTCAATATCTGCGCATCGATCTCACGCGCAATTTGATCCTTCGTCTCTTGCCGGGCATCGCTCAGGTACTTGAGGGCGAGTCTTTGGTAAATCTGGCGTTTCAATGTCGGCGAGTTGATTCCAAGACTCAAGAGGTTCGTAGCATCCTCTAATTCACTGCCGAAATCGGAGATATCCAGCTCGTCCAGCCCTGTCACGGAAATCGCAATGCCGTCTTCTCTCGCGTCGCTGATCGCTCGAAGAACACGTCGAATGCAGTCCTTTACGACAGTGCCGTAGGCTCGCAAAACCTCTTCCGTGATTGTAAAGTCGAGCTGCTTACTGGCTGCCGATTGTGCATGCCCGCCTTCCAACTCTCCCGACGCCTGAGACAAATAACAGACTCGGTAGATCTCTTCCTTCAGCGTTTCTAAGTTGTCTGCTGCGATCTGGTAGACTTTGCCGTCGGGCTCGGTCCAACCAAATTTGTCTTGCGGTCCTAGTTGGATGTAATAACTTTCCCCTACAATTTGATTCCACTCGCGATCCGAATAAATTACCGGCATCGCAAACAGGCCCATGGTGATGGCCCATCCGAGCGCGTTGGACTTATTGAAATGCTCCAGTTGAAGATGCCCCGCCTTACTCAGCAGCCAAAGCCCTTCGCCAACTTGCAAAGTGAGCAGCGGCACTCTCGCCTGCCGTACCAGCGCATGCGCACCATATCCGATTAGCTCGATGCTCGATGGCTGATTGTCATGTTCAATCCTCTTATAGGTGCGGTAGCCGGTCCTGTCAAAGTAATACCAATAAGTCTCCTCGATGATCTCGGGCGACTCAACCCGGGGCTGCCGGTGTACGGACTGCCTGAGAACCACCCAATCGTATTCGCCGCGTTCGTTTAGGCTCCAGTTGATGAGATCCTCGGCTTGGTAACGGACCAAATATGCACGCGACAATCCGGCCGCGTCTTCCTCAGCCCGGTTGGAGGGAGTTGCGGCAGCTCGCGGGAAATCGATCAGAATGTGGCTCTGGCCCGTAACCAGTGCATCTACCAGGCATTGACGGAAGAAGCTCGATAGCGTGGTTCCACGGAGATCGCAATCGTCGGCGAGCTCCGCCAGGAACTTCTGCCCCGCCTCTAAGCCTCCTTCGAACTGTAAGCTCGGTTCGCGACGGAACAAGGTTGATGCATACCAATCGACAATGGAACCTACATAGTTTTCGTAGAATACCCGATTCAGGCGCTCGCCATAGACATCTAGTGGCTCCTTCTGCCGCCGCAACAAGTATTCCCCCGCGCGACGCTTGAACTCATGCCCTCCCGCATATAAGTCGCGGTACATGCGCCATATCAGCTTCTGCCGCTTGAAATCCGGATGCTCTCGATCGATCTCAGTCATCTTGTGTTATCCCTGTTTCTCAAAACAACGGCTTATCCATCTCGCCTGCACTTGGCTTTTCACCGAACAGCTCCCAGACTACATATCCGAGCGCGTCCGTCGCGTGGGTACGCTGCGGATCGCGTGCCTTATCGATTACGCCCGATTCGGGCTTAAATATCACTTCCTCGAAATCCTTGATCAATTCCTTGCAGCGCGGATCCACTTCCAACCGCACTTCCCCAAGCGCATTTGTTAGTAGCGCATTTACCTTCTGCACTCGGTTCAACACCGGTGGATTCTTCGACGGCACGCGTAACTTCACATGCCGAAACCCGGCCCGATATAGGTAACTCTGCAGCATGGTGTAATCACTGGTTCCGGTCGTGTGCATGTTCTTTCCGCTCGCGTCGCCAAAAACTTCCAGCGCCGCCATATGCCCCTTGAACCGGTTCTCGAATTCCATGCACGCCTCCTCCGTCGTTGCCCGCTCGAGTACGATCTCGTCGATTACCACGAGCCGCCCGCTGTCCCACTGCAGCAGCACCGACGTCATCGGCGCCACGTTGAAGTCCAACGCCCACAGCAGCAGCTTCCGCGGGTCATATTGATGCCGCACCTGATGAATCGCCGGGTTGAAACAGTGATACACGCGGTCCGCCCGGCTGTTCAGATACTCGCCGAGCACCTCTTGCCGGTAGAACCTCGGGTCGTAACTGCTCTCCAATCGCTCGTAGTAATCCGGCGTCTTGTCCAGCAGATATCGGTTCTCGAACGGTCGCGCCAGCACGCATTCATATCCCGCCACCGGGTCATGTATGAACCGCTTGTACAGCCAGTCATGCCCTTGCGGTGTCCATACGCCGAATCCGCAGAGTCTCTCAGCCTTCGGATCCCGCAGCCGCGCCTCCAAACGGAGCCACGCCTCCTCGCGCGCATACGACAGCTCGTCAATTCCAAACCACGCCAGGTTCGTTCCGCGCAGACGCTCCGGCTCGTCGAGCGACCGCAACAACATCGTGCTGCCGGGCGCCTTAATCACCAGCTCGCCATCTGTTTTCTTCAGCTCAAAATCGACGTCATGTTCATCGAGAGCTGCAAATAATCCACTCAGCGTCGCATCGCGCAGCATCATGAACGTCGGCGCCGCCAGAACGCCTTGCCTTCCGCGATTAATGAACGCCTGCCGTAACGCTTCAAAACACAACGCTGCGCTCTTACCCGAACCCACCGGTCCCGAAAATCCCTTGAACCTTGCCGGTGCTGCCTGAAACCGGCCCTGGGAGGGCAGCGGATCGTATGTCCAGCACAGCTCTTCTCGAAGTTTTTCGCCGTGCTCCTCTCTCAC